CCTGAAGCTTTGATGAAAACGGGTTTTGACATTATGAATAAGATATTGATTTTAGTTGTTGCATAAATACTTTCTCTGATATACTGAGAGCATTCTTCCAGTGTTCTGGTATCTCATCTAGAGGATTACTACTACCAGGGATATAAGCCAGCATTATTGCCTCTATAGCATCTAACATCTTATGATGTGGAGCTACATGTTGTCTCCAGTTAGGTAATCTCTGCATGATAAGTATGTTCATGTCATAATTGAATCTCTTAGCAATGTGTATCATCATTATTGCAGTGAGAGCATTATTAATTACCTCAAGATACTCCTGAGACTTATATACCGTGAGTAGAGCATTATTCATTGTATAGAATAATTGAGTAAACTTCATACTCATTAAGTTTCTCCATTCCTCAGACTTAGTCTTAATGAATTGGATATTCTCTTCTGTTAGATCTGAACGTAAGCCAGAGTACCAGTGCTTCTTTATTTCGTCTAGTCTACGACTAAGTTTAACAGTATCTGATACCCTGTGATTCATACACCATGATTGAACTAAGTCTGAGTAGTGTAGTACTGTATCTATTATGATGTTAGGTGTAAAGCATATACGCATGTGTTCATCAAACGTAAATGCGTCTAACATTTCCTTTAAGTCTTGATTCATATTATATGTTTTGATTTATATATTGCTATAGATACTAATTGAACTACATGAGTAGAGAGTTATCGATTCTTCTTTTCATGTAGTTCTTTTGTTTTAACTTCTTAACGTCTGCTCCTTGCCTTTTGCCCTTGCTTAGAGCCTAGAGCTACTTATTTATCTCCTACGGAAATAAATATGTAATCATTTAGTCATCAAGAATCTAGAACGGTAAGTAGAGAGTAGAGTACTTCTTGTACTTAGTCCAGATCTTACGTAGATTGATTACTTTTAGCTTTTCCTTACGATAATATCGAGCTCTACGTTTACTATGCCTTGAAAGATAGTGTGGGCCGTTATACTGTATATCGTCAAGGTAAACTTTATCCTTGCCTTCGAATAGACGAACTAATCTACCGAGGAACTGTATGGTTTTTTCCTCTGATGACATACCTGCTGCATTTACCATATATCTCAACTTAGGGAAGTTCTTACCTCTAGAGGTGATAGTAGTTGATATAAGTATATCAATATCTCCTTCCCTAAACCTTTTCATTATTGAATCTCTTTTTGCTCTATCAGTATTTACATGTACACAAGCAATTTTATATTTACCGTCTAGAGCAGAGAATATATACTTATATAAGTTTTCACAGTGTTTAATATGCTTACATACTATGAGTGCTGGCAAGTTGCCGTACTTAATTGATTTTTTCAATCTATCTAATACGCATTTATAACCATAAACGTTTTCGGTTATAAAGTTATCGTACTCAGTCTTATAATCCCTTGGACCATTCTCTGGAGAGATATACCAAGGTTCTGTATCTACTAACTTAACTACTACCTTAGTTGAATAACCTTTCTTAATGGAATCCTTTAATCTGAATTCTGATATCTTCTGACCAAAGTAAGCTTCAAGGTTCATGTTCTTAAGTTGATCTTTCTTTAGCTGAGATACATAAATCGTACCAGATAAGCCTAACCTTACTCTAGTATTATACAGGTGAGATAATACTGATTGATATGATTTACTACCTGCTAAGTCTGCCTCGTCAACTAGTACCATATCTACTTTAGCTAACTCCTTTTGATAGGTCTTTATATTCCTTGATATGGATTGAACCATGCCTATACTAAAGTTAGACCAGTTAGTTACCTTACTACCTTGAACAAAGGTTATATCTTCTCCAGGTAGGTATTCCTTAAATTCAGACTTAGCCTGCTGTAACCAATCGGAATCATTTGTTATAAGCAAGGTCTTTAGTTTCTTTCCGAAGCTGTAGTATAAGGCTGACATTATAAGGGTTTTACCAAAGCCCACGTTCAAGTCTAAAACTCCAATGTAATAAGGTACTCCTCCTAGATTATTATTTATAACACTCTGAAGAACCTTAAACTGTTCATCTCTGAGTTTAAACTTACCTACCCTTTCTACTGCTTTAGCCTTAGGTATAGGTAATCTCTTATCTACTAATTCAACGTTTAAACCGTTATCTTTACACCATTGATAAACTCTGGGAAGCATACCTATCTTGAACTTACCATACTTATTCAAGAAGTGAACTTTACCATCCCAGCCTTTTATTCTACCTCTTAAGTAGAAAGCATTAGGGTGTTTGATAGAAAGCTCCTCGTATAATCTTAGTGCTTTCTTCTGAGGTATGTCAAGCGTACACTCATTACAGTTGTTAATAATAATCCTACTCATTGTCTTCGTTTATTAAGTTCCACAAACTACCCTGTACTTTAGGACCCTCTACCTGAGCCTTTTGTTTATACTTGAACATGTACTTTAAGTAATACTGTTTTGATTTACTAGACAAGAATCTAGCTGGCTCTGGTAAACCATTACACCAAGCTAACCCCTCGAACAGAGCATCGATATAATCCTTATAATTTATGTTGTTCTCTATACAGTAATTCTTAAGCTCTATGAAGTGAGCATATTCTGCAGGGTCTTTAGTGTAATCTTCTGATAACCCTGTTCTCTCAGCTATAACAGATACATAGTAATCATGTATCTTTTCAGTTAAGGCTTGATCTTTATCTGACTTTAGATTATGCTTAGCTTCTTTATAATCTACTATGTCTTGAAACATACTTGGTAAATTATTAAGGGCTCTCTTAGTATTCTTGCCCATAATTTCAAAGCCTATCTTCATATACTCTATGAATCCTTCACGAGGAGCAAGGTTATATTCCTTACAGTACTCATTGCATATATCTGCTAGATTCCTACACAGAGTCCAGGACCTACCACTGTCTTGGGTTGGTTTACGTATACCTCGATGGTTGAGTGACTTACGTACAGCATAATAGATGTCTGCTGCCAGATAGGTATCACCTCTTGTTGCTCGGGTTAATCCTCTAGCCACTTTACCGGACTTACGGTTAGATACTATCATTGCCCTTGAATGAATTGTGAACCTATCTGCCACCTCAAAGAACTTGTTGATAGGGAATCCTTTCTCTAGCCCTAATTCCTTTAACACATAACGAAAGTCTTCACGAGTGATGTGAAGACTTGGGTTACGGCTTACTCTTTCTTTAGTTGTCTTTGACATAATTACTTAAATATATTTATATTATCATAGTTCATTCTTCAACCGTTGGAGTTCCTGGTATGACTGATACTTAGTATTATATATGTACTTCATAGTTTTACTACGACCAAGATCATTAACATCCTTACCTTCTGGTAAGTATACCACCTTTACTGATTTGTAATGTACTAACTTCATTGCTAGTTCTATGGCATACTTCTTAGCATCTGGATCAAGCAGTATTATTATTCTCTCAACTGGAGACTTAATGATCTCATTAATCTGATAAGCTGATACTGCCTTACCCATGGTTGCTATACCCTGTTCACCCATAGTAAGGGCATTTATAGCACCCTCACATAGGAATACTTTCTTGTACATACTGAGAGCATCATAGTTAAATATGATAAACTCCTTGCCAAGTCCAGTGATATCTTTGTTCGGATTATTGTATCTTGGGCCGTTAGTCATTACTGCCCGGGCATTATAATACCTTAGTTCTCCATTATAATAAAAAGGGATAACCAGGTAACCATATAAAGGACCATCAGTACAATAACCAATACCAATTCTACTGGCATATTCAATGTCAAATCCACGTTTTCTAACATAACCTCTCATTGATTTAGCTAATTGAGATTTTCCAATAGCTATATTCTTAAAACCTTCAGGTAGATATACTGGTTTCTTTTCTAGTAACTCTACCTTCTCTTCTTTGAAAGTTAACTCTGTAAAGTCTCCCTTATTTAGAAAGACTGTTAATTCTGACCAGGTATCAAAACCCTCTATGTCCATTACTAACTGAGCCGGTGATACATGAGCATTACACCTGAAGCAATTAGTTCTGTACATAGTAAGGTTTACACCCATCTTTTCTTCCCTGCCACAATAAGGGCAATGATACAGCCTTAGCCAACCTTTCCTATATTCATGGGCTAAGCCTCTTTTAATAAAGTAGGTATAAAGCTTAGACTTAAACTGACTTGTTATTTTCATGCTCTTTGATATACCTCACCGTGTTCATCTATTACGAATATACCCAACCGTTCTATATCAGAATTATTGGTTAGGGTACTTACTGCAACGCAGTGTTTTAGATCTCTACACTTAAACAGTTTAATCACGGTCCAGGTCTTCCTACGGCCTTTAAGCTTAAATGATTCACCTTTTACAAATTCTTTCATCTCTTATAGCTTTTCTTAATAACTTTCTTAACTCTTTCATATCATTATAAGATAATGATACTACTTGTTTATTGTACATAGTGCCTATCTTAACATCCCAATAGGATATCTCAGCCTTAAATCTATTATCATCACTCTGTAATTTTACTAGTGACTTAGATTTATGTACTTCTATTACGGGTTGTAATCGTAACTTTTCTACAGAGGTTTTATCCATATTAAATATCTCCACTATGATGATTATACTTTTCTTTATTAGCATTAGGATTCTTACTATGCTTACCTATTTCTTTGTCTAGTTGATCTGCATAAACTTCATCATATTTCTTACGTTGTTCTACAGTAAATTCTCTAGCTCTTTGCTTATCGATATCTACATGAAATAAAGCCCTGCCAGTTGGTTGACCATCTCTCTGAACTACTAATTCTAGTCTCTGGATGTTATCTTGTTCCTCCTGTTCTGTTGCATTCAAACCATAGATTACCTGAGCATGTCTAACTATATCAACGCATTTAGCAATATCATTTTCATCGTACTTAGTAGTACGATGTTTCTTACCTTCTCGAGTAATATGATTGGCAGTCCAAATCATATCAAGGTTCTCTGACTCAGCTAGATTCTGTAAATCTATGAATACATTAGAGATTCTTTCGAAGTCATCTCTATCTCCTGCAATGGAAGCTAACTTAGCAGCGTAGTCTACCATTACCACATCTATATGTATATTACGTTCTGATAGCTTCTTTATTAATCTTGATATGTAATTACAGTCAGTTACCATTGCTGGTACTCTTTCAACTACTAATTCAACACCAAACCTTTGTAGTTTACGTACATGACTTAACTCCTGCTTATCATACTCTCCAGTATATAGATCCTTTTTAGATTTATTAAGAGATGATTGTATGATACGGTCCATGATCTGATCTTTACCATTCTCAGTATCTATGAATAGTACTGACTTCTTCATCCTTAAATAACCGAGAGCCATATTAACCAGGAAGAAAGTCTTCCTCGCTTTTGGTTTATCCAATAACACACCAATTGAATGTACTGGGAAGCCTCCAGCATTAGTTAGTTTATTTAATTGCCTATAAGGAGAGGGTACTATAGCAGGGTCTGCCTGTCTCTTAAATTGACGTTCTACTACATCTCGGGTTAAGAACAAAGGTTCATCTTCTGCTTTAGGTTTAGCCTGAGAAACTATCTTGTCCAGTTTCTTTTGATACTCTTCATACTGACTAAAATCATTTAAGTCAAATGACTCATTAAGATTCTTCATTGCTACATAAGTAGCAAACTGATATATCTTTTCATTGATATATTCTCTATCACTTAAAGAGTTTCCGTATAAGCTATCTACTAGTTTGTATATATTAGGTACGTCATCTTTAGTTACTAAATCGACGTATTCTTTACCTTCTAGTATATCTTTTATCACGTCTTTAAGAATATTCTTAGATGGTATCTTACCATTTTTCTTGTAGTATTTGGATAAGCCATCGACTATGACTGAATGTTCTATCAGAGTAAAATAGCCTGACTTAACTTTACCTAACGCTAACCCGCCTTCCTTATCCTGGATAATAAATCTGATTATCTCCAGTTGAAAGCTTGGGTCAAATTCGAACTTATGTTTATTTCTCTTCATATATTATTAATTATAATTTGATTATAGTAATTCATAGCTCACGAACTATCCAAGCATATACTACTAGTAAATCCTCAGCTACTTGGTGAATAATTAGACTAAAAGTTTTGCATACTTAAAATATTATTATTATATTTGCACTATCAAATATTAAATATGAATAGTTATGGTAGAATCAGAAAAGAATGGGTCAGAACTACATAGACTTAGACCTATGCAAGAAGGATACGACAGAAACCTATTTAATGAATTATATAAGGTATGTCAGCCAATAATAAGGAATTTAGTTCGTCAAATTGATTGCAGACGATTTAACGTATCACCTGATATTATAAAATCACAGTTTGATGATAAGTTGTTATTTGTATTTAACAAATACTATGGAGTAGTTAATAATGATCAGTTGAAATATACCATGATAAGGGCTCTAACTACTTATAAGTTACACCTATTAAAGTATGCCTATACTGATAGGGCTGAATTTAATCAACACCAGTTATCTTTAGATACCTTATTCGATAATGATAAAGAGTTACTTGATGACTCTGATGAGTATGAGTTTAAGGAAAACCTATTAAAGAGGGTTGATGATTATATGGAAAAGAATCTTTCTCCAGATGCTTACTTGGTATGGGAAGCATTAAATATACAACCTCCCTATATAAGAGAAAGATTACATGGCAGTAGAGTTACTAATAGGTTATTAGCTGAGTTTTTTAATCTACCAAAATCTCGTAATTCTATAAAGTACATATCTACTCTCAGATCAGAAATTAATCATTGGATGGTTAAAGCTTCTACGGATATAAAGTTATAACACATAAAGAGGAGGCCCGGAATTAACTGGACCTCCTCTTAGTGAACATATAATGAAAGAAACAAGAAAAGCCTACTCTGCTTTCCTACGTATATAACGCAAGGTTATTGAAGGTATCAGCTTAGATATCTCTAAGGTCTCTACTGTACTTTCAGATGTAGTAGAATTTGTGGTTAGATTAAAGCTAGATAGTACTGCTCCCTGGGATGCTCTTGGAGGATATCTACCATCGGTATCACTGTATGACTTATAGCCACTTGGTGAGTCACTACCATTAATAGCAGCATTCCTATCTTGGAAGTGTACTGGTACTGGATATGACTGCTGCCAGTCTTTCTCTCCACCCATTAAGGTTAAACCCATTGAATGACGATGCTTTGGTATATCCTTACCCCTTATCCTTACACTGTATACACCATTTGATGGTTCTGGGTCGTATACATCTCCAATATTTGATAATATCTTAAGGTTAGAATCCTGGTCAATACTTATACCTCCCGGTTTATAACCTATTACTACTCTTCCACCAGCTAAGATGTACTCTTCCCAACCATCAGGAATAGTTGGTTGGTCCCATAGAATTATACTGCCAGGTTTGAGTATTGACTTATCGATTTTGCTATCCAAGTCATCTAGCCTGGTAGTGAAATCCTTAGTATGTTTAGAGATACTCCATGAAATCCACTCTGTAAGAGTATTGAATTTATCACCTGTATCTGGGTTAGTAAGAACTAGGTCAGTAAAGGTAAACTTCTCAATACGATTGATAGCCCTGATTAAGTAGTTGTGTATTGCGTATGAGTAAGGGATCTCAGACATACCCTGACCCTGGTAAGGTACAATAGCAAAGTACTCATTTCTGTTATTGATCTCATCCTCTCCTGTACCATATACTCCTACTAGAACCATAGAACTACGGTTATCGTGGTATTCCAAGCAAGCCTTAGCTACTACGTCATCAAGATAACTGTATGAGTTCTCTGAAGTAAGGAATGGATCTCTGTCATCATTGTTACCTGATAGACTACCAAGGTACTGTGCATCAGTACTTGGGTAGTAGGGGTTACGTGACTTCTTATACATAGAATAGAAGTCGTATGATGAGTTATTAAAGATAGCCCTTAGAGTAACAGGATTATCAACCTTCTCTGGGATATGTTCATGAGTAGCAAATAAGAATACCTCTCTGCTATCTGTACCTTCTATAGGAATAGTGATAGTGCCTTGACCTACCCTGAGTACGGTACCATCTCTTGCAATTAGTGAGTGTAAGGGTTCTTCTCCCATTTCACTGGTAGTCCTATGAGAGTTAACTCTACTACGTACTATGTAACGTATTGGATCTACATCCTCTTCTTTAGATGATACTGAGTTCTCATCTCCAGAAGCATAGGGGTAAATAACCAACATCTTCTTACTACCACTGTCGATTATTTTAGCAGAACCAAAACCCGTTATAGGACCTACACCTCCAAGTATACCGAAGGTTTGACATAGCCTCTTTGATGATAGGCTATCTCCATAATTAAAAAATGTTTCTTGAGCTGCCATAGTAATTATGTATTATCTTTGTTGTTATCTTTATTCCTAGCTTGAATGTTATTTTCTAAGTCTGAAAGTATATCCTTCAAGTTATTGAACCTGAGTGTTATTAGTAGAATAAGAATCCTCCATATACTTACACCATTCTTTACTCCGTGTAGTTCGCATACATGTGAATATATACTATCTATTTCGAAGCCGTAGCACATGAGTAGAGATACCATTGCAATATTAACTGGCTTAAGGCCGAGAGGATCACCCAAAGCCATACCAAGAAATGCTGCAACTAATAAATAGCATAAGTAGTCAACAAACTTATTTAATGTTCTTCTACATGCCCTAGATTTTCTTATAGGTTTACCTAAATATTTACTTACTGAAATACCAAACCAAAAGTCTGCTAATATTAAGGCCATTGCCAATAATAGCATCCATCTCAGTTCGAATAGTATGTACTGTGATTCTCCAAGCATAGTTATAGTTATACTGCCTCTAGCTACACTTGATCCCGCATCTACTGATCTTCCAATGTTAATGTCCATTCTTCAGTTGTTTGTATATCTATTGTTCTTGTTACTTCGTTAAAACCAAAATACATAAGCCCAGTCCGAGTTGTTCCATATCTAGAAGCATATAACTCATAGTCTACTCCACCACTTGAATTATCAAATGTAATGGTATCTGGGGATACTATGATATTATTTGGTTCTTCTGGCTCTACTTGAGTACCTTCTTTTGGTATAACCTCAAATATAACTGGGCTTACAGAATTCACTCTCTTGCCATTATACATTAACCATATAGGGTATTTACCGTACTTACGAACAGTAAATTTATCACCATCTTTCAAGGTAGTTACCTCTCCAGTTCGGCTATCTAAGTATGAAGCACTAAATTTGCTAGCCTCAGTTGGGTCCTCTACAGATATGCGTATGGTTGTAGTCTTACCATCAGCCTCATTGATACGGGTTGGATATATACTAATATGAGCAGTTGGTAATGGTTTCTCTAACACATGAACAGTATGTGTTACTTCCGGATAATTTGGACTTAAAGTCAAAACCATATCACCGTACTTAGTTACTGGTATACCAGTTCTAACATCAAAGTACTGAGAAGGCTGTGATGTTGGGACTTCGATTGATATAAACTTAGTATAAGGTATCACGGGATCTCCATTAGAATCTAAAGGATTCCATGAGAGGTACAAATCACTAAAGTCTCCGTCAGCTACATATAATATTGACTCCTTCTTACCTCCGCTTAGTCTACCATTACTACTAGCCAAAGTTATATAAGCTGGTTCATTGTGTGCAACCTTAGGACTAGTATATGAATCTAAGATATCAATGTCTAAAGGTGTAGTTCCCTCGTGACTTATAACCTTGAAGGTAAATCTGCCGGGTATCTTAGATAATACATCTACAGTATTATATGCACCGTCCCTATTATAGGTTATGGTATAATCCTTGGTAGTTACCTTATTCTCTCCCTCTACTTTCAAGTTCAATGAGTGACTCTTACCGTTTGGTGATACTACTGCAATCACTACAGTTGACATATCTATATT